CTGTTGATGCTGCTTAATAGTTAATTAACAAAAGGGTAGTACAATGATGCTACCCTTTATTTAGGAATATTTGAATGAAAGATAAACCTTTTAGTACAAGCTTTGTTCTAAAAACAACAACAAAGCATATGCGAAAAGCTATAGATATTAGTATTAGGAAAACCTTTGATAGGTTGAAAGACTTTGAAGGTGATCAAGAAAAGGGTGCAGAAGTTTTTGAAACACTAGCTAAACTGCATGGATTAAGAAAAATGGTTGATGATTTTCAACTGGTAAATAAAAAAGAATTTAGAGGTGAATAATGTCTGTTATCAAAGTAGAAGGTAAAGGTATCAAAGGTCTTGTTGGTCGTAAGTTAAGCAAGACAGTTAAATTCATGGGTGAAGACGTCAAAATTTTCAAGCTGAGCATCTCAGAAGTAAATGAAATTAGACAGCTTGCAATTCAAGCTGAAACCGATGAAGATAAGCATTATGATATCCTTCGAAAAGTTATTCGTCTTGGAGTAGAAGACGCTGAAAGTCTTTCTGATGAAGATTTTGATGATTTCTCTATTGATGAGTTGTCAAAACTTTCTAACAATATTATGCAATTCTCTGGTTTAGTCGAGGGAAAGTAGAAATAGGCGAAGAAGAGTTAGCTTTATTTGAGCTAGCTCTTTTATTAAGAACGCCTGTTTATCAACTTGAAAATGAAATGCCAAATGATGAGTTTCAAAAGTGGATGTTGTTTCTTGATAAACGTCCTATTGGTTGGAGAGAAGATTACAGAACTGCTTTAATAATGCAATCGTTTGGTGTTAAAGAAAAACCAGAAAAAATATTTTCTTCTTTAGCAAGGATTGCAGAAGATTCTAGAAACAAAGAAGGTAATACTGCTAATCTTAAGAATTCAGCTTTCTTCATGAAATTGATGAATGCTAAAGGTGGAGATAAATTGAAATGGTAAAAATCGAATTAAAAGACGTTTTAAAAAATGTTGATTTAGAAAAACTCAAACATAAGCTTGTTGAACAGTTAAGAGCTGTTACACCTGTTGATACTGGGAATGCAAGAGACAACTGGACAGTTACTAAATCAGGTGTTGAAAACAACACAGAGTATCTTGAGTATTTAAACAAAGGTTCTTCGCAACAAGCACCTGAGTATTTTATTGAAAAAACGCTGTTATCTAACAGATTTTTAAAACCAAACGGAATTATTGTAAGTTATAAGTAGGTGTATTATGTCCGGTGTAGTTGTTCCTGTTTCCTTGGCTACAGAAGATGCTAGTCAAAAATTAGCAGCTTTAAATAGAAAAATTGCTGATTTAGCTAAAAATGCTAAAATACCAAGATTTAAGATGTCTTCAAATGACGGATTAACTACATTAGATAGCAATACAAAAGCTGTAACTAAAAATTTAAACAAGTTAGGTAATGAAGGTCAAAAGACTTTTAACAAGATCGACAGAGCTTCAAATAAGTCTACTTATAATTTTAATAGACTTAATATTGCCTTAAAAGGTGCAGCAGTTGCTTTTGCTTCTTTCCAAACAGTCAAATTTTTTGCTAATACTGCAGATGATTTTGTACTTTTAGATAATAAACTAAAAAACATTACTAACAGTCAAGCTGACTTTAATAATGCTATTAAAGAGACGAGAAGAATTTCAATAAGTACGCGTTCAGATTTAAACGCTATTACTACATTATTTTCTAAAATATCTCTTTCTGGAAAAGAATTTAATTTAAGCCAACAAGATGCCGCAAGAGTTACAAAAACAGTTGCACAGTCTTTAAAGCTATCAGGGGCTAATGCACAAGAAGCTAATTCAGCTATTATACAACTTGGTCAAGCTTTAGCATCAGGCAGGTTGCAAGGTGATGAATTTAGATCTCTTTCAGAAAATGCTCCAATCTTTACAAGGGAAATAGCTAAAGCCCTTTCAACAACAATTGCTGGCTTGCGTGAAATGAGTACAGCCGGTGAATTGTCTACTGATAAAATTCTAAGAGCCTCTCTTAAAGCTGAGGCGGCTGTCCAAAGGGCTTTTAACAAAACAACAATAACATTAGCAGAATCTGTAGGGAATCTATCTCAAGCTGTAAAAATAGCGTTTGATTCTATGGCAAGGTACTTTTTCAGTGCTTTTCCAAACATTGCAAAATATATTGATAAAGTTGCTAATCGTGTTTTAATGTTTGCAGAAGATTTTGAATATCATATAATAATCTTAAAAAGCACAATTTTAAGAAATGTTATAGAACCTTTGTCTTCTGTTGAACGAGTATTCAATTTAATAGCAAATGCTTTAAACCCTCTTGTACAACAGTTAAAAGATATTGCCTTGTTTACTGTTGCTATCTTTTCAGCAATAGGTCAACAGTTAAAACTGGTTTTTCAAAACACCTTTACAGTATTTGAGGCATTGTTATTAAAAGCTATTGCTAAAGTAAAAACTTTTGTTAGTAAGATTGATTTAAAGGCAACATTTGTTACGGTTGTAAAAGATCTTGAAAAGTTTTTAACAAATGCTTTTAGTAATATTAAAATATATTTAAAAGAAATTGACGTTTTTAAGGTTTTTCCTAATCTAGAAAAGGCCTTTGATTATGTTAGCAACTGGGCTGAAAAAGTTTCAAAAACCTTTTGGTGGTTATATGATGATGTGATTGGTCATTCATCTGTACCGGATCTGATTAATATGACAGTTGCGTGGTTTAAGAGGCTTGGTGATAAGCCTTTAAAAGCTGTTAAAAGCTTTACAAATGATGTTGCAAACGGTTTTGCATCAACTAGTTCAAAAGTAAAAGCAATGCTTTTCACAACAGGTGCTTTGCTTACAGCTTTTTCCAGAATTAGAACAGAAGCTTTTAATCTTTCAAAAATATTATTAAAAGTTGGTTTGGTTTTAACGGGAGTTTTTGCTACATTTTCAGCGTTATTTGTGTTACCTGATAAAGATTTCCAAAAGAAATTAAAAGAAATGGGTTTAACGTTTGGAGACATTTTTAAAGCTGACAGCGTTCTTGACAGTCTTGGTAAAATAAAAGACGTTGTTTTTGAAATAATCAAGACAATGCAATACAGGGTTAATGACCTTGGTATAGTGCGGTTTTTTAAACAAGCAGCAGGAATTAAAGATATATACCCAGGCACTCTTTACGGTACACCTGTTGATACTAGTGAATCTTCAAGAGTAGGCAGGGGTAGGAAACGTAGACTGAAAGACAAACCTGTTATTGGTCATGATTTTTTAAACGCTTTTCCTTCTAAAGAAGAAACAGGGACTTTTGATTACCGTGTAGGAGCTGCAACTACAATTGTAGGAGCAATCTCTTATGGTATTTCTAAATTACTTGATGGCGGTCCTTTACGTTCTTTTATTTTAAGTTTAGTGTCTACAGTAGGTGTCGTGTTGACTACTGGTGCTGTTGGCTCAAAAGCAGTAAATACTTTCTTCCAAGATGTTGCATACAATTTTGTAGAAATAATTGCAAAAGGTATTCGACTTATATTACCACATAATGCTTTTGCAAACCCAGCTGCTGCCTTGTCTGTTGTATTAAAATCTATGCTTTTGTTTGAAACATTCAGAACAAAATTCATGGATATGATTAAGTTTACCGTAACGGCTCCCACAAAAGCCGCTATAAATCTTGAGAAGTTTTTTGAAAGAAGAACTATGGTTCGTAATTTAGAAAAAATTCAAAAAGGTTTTACAGATGCTTCTAATCAAATAGCCAGGCAGGTTCCTGCAGCTAATGCTGCATTTGCTAGAAAAGAGTGGTTGTTTAATGTTGCAAGCGGTGGCAGGTTCTCTTTAGGAGATGTTGATAGACGGTTACGTACCAAAGATTTTACAGGTTTGTCACCTGTTGAGTTAGCTGCTTTTAAGAAATTGTATGAAGCTGCACAAATACAAAGAGAAGCTATAATACGACAACAGAAGTTTAATTCTTCTGACTTTCAAAACAATTATCGAAAAAGTGTAGCTGAGCTTAAAAGCGGTATTAAAGAGATTTCAAAAACTTTTAAAGAAAATGTTGCTGAAACAAAACAAGGTATTATATCTACTTTTGCAAATTTAGGTGGAATCATAGGGGCCACAGGTGGTTTTCAACTAGGGAGCGCAATTGCATTAGACTTAGGGGATAAAGCCACTAGCCTTGAGAAGTTAGGAATTATCTTTTTTACTACTACTGTTTCTCAGGCAATAGCAGCGGCTGTAACAACAGCTCTTGGTGCTGGTTTAGTTGCTGTTTTTTCTAGTATTGTATTTCCAGCTCTTGCGGCTATATTTGGTGCGCCATTGGTTGGTCCTTTACTTTTAATTGTAGGTACAATTGCTTCTTTAGGTGTTATTTTCAGAAGTTTGCCAGAAGAAATGGCAAACGATTTGAATAAGTGGCTTGATAAGAGACTAAAACGCCCTGTTTCTGAAAAGTATGAAAAAGCACGTAGTTCTTATTTGTCTTTAACAAAAGACATCCCAGGTGCTGAATCTGCATTAGAAGGGGTTGAATTTCTAGGAAAAAAAGTTAAATTATTAGTTCTTTCTATTTTTGAAGGTTTTGGTGGCGAATCTACTGAAAAATTAAAAAATGAAGTTAATCAGGTATGGAGTACTGGTTTTGCAGGTGTTCTTAGAAGAGTTGCAGAAGCCGCTTTAAACGGCTTTGAAGGTCCAGCACAAGATAGATTAGAAGGAATGTTTGCATATTGGCTCGATCAAATTGTAGCATTTTTACAGCCAGCCGTAGATCTCTTTAATTACTTAAAAGAAAGAGCAATATACTATTATGAAAGAATTGTTTTAGATGTTTCTGTCTTCTTTGAATCAGTCGGAGATCTTTTTAAAGACACAAAAGAGTGGGTAACAACTGTATTTTCAGTTGACTATTTAAAAGAAAAAATAAATAATCTTTTTGACGCAATTGGTGATAAGTTTGTTGATCTGTTTAATGAAGTCACTGGTGTTTCTGTTTCAAAAAATTCATCAACTGTTCCACCTCCTCTTAAAAAGGCAACAGGCGGATACATAATCGGCCCTGGTACTGGAACATCTGATTCAATACCTGCGATGCTTTCTAATGGTGAATATGTTGTTAATGCTGAACAAACTAAAAAATTTTTACCATTACTTGAACAAATTAATAGCGGAACATATTCTAGATTTGAAAAAGGTGGTTCTGTTGGACCACGTGTTTCAAATGCTGTATCTGAAAATTTAGATGTTATTACTGGTAAAAATATTTTGATTAAAACAGCAAATCAAATTACTGTTAGTGATGCTGTAAATGCTGCTATAAATAATCCTATTTTAAAAGCTAACGAATCTTTTACACAACCTGAATCAAATCGTTTTGATGATTTTCTTTCTAAATTTGAAAAGATAAAAGACAATATGATGAGTGGTTTTTCAAAAACCTTTGGTAATATGACATCTGGTAATCAGGGTATATTATCCTTTCAAGAAAGTCTTAAAAAGCTAGGATATACAGTTTCTGTTGAAACAGCAGACAAGTTATCTTATTTAAACTATAAAATAGTAACGCTTGGTGGCGAACTTACAAGTTTAGAAGAGAAATTGGCTAAAGAAAAACAACCGAAAGCTAGAGAACTTTTAGAAAACCAAATAAACCAAATAAAGAGTTATCGTAAAAAGATAATTGAAGAAGGGATTGCTTCTACAAAAAGTAGTTCAATAAAATCTTCATCCGGTATCGGTTCCGGTGATGTTGAAGATAGCTTTAAGAATCTTGGAATAGATTTAAACGCATATGCAGAAGGTCTTACTCAGCTCTCAAAACCGTTTTTTAGCAATATTAAAGGTTTTTCTAAAAGCTATAAAGATGCTGAGACTGCTTTAAAAAATGCAAAAACAAGCAAAGACTTGCTTAAAGCTATAAAACAACAAATAAAAGCTAGAAAAGATGCTAATGAGCTTTTAGAGAAAGAAGTCTTTTTATACGGATCTGCTAAAGACAAATTGTCTATTTTAAACACGAGTCTTGGTGTTGACTTTAACTCTTATTTTAAAAATCTTGACAACGTTGCTCCAAATCTCTTAGAAAAGTTAAAAGCTTTAAGAGATGTTTTAAAAATTGCAAAAGATAAGTCCTTAGAAGCTGGTTCAAGCTTAGAAGACATTTTTAAAGCTACTGTTGCTGAAAGAGATGCAAAAGAGGCTACAGAACGTCTTTTAGAGTCTCAAGTTTTGTTATATGGTAATACCAAAAGTAAAATAGAAACAATTAATAAAATTTTAGAAAATAGCAACTTAGATGAGACTAATGAAAGACTTTCTCAAGCTTTTGATTCTTTGAAAAAGATGATAACAAATGCAAAAGCTGATTTAAGATCTTTAGGTAAATTAGCTGAATTGACTCCTACAGAATCTGCAAGACTTGGTCGTGAAAGAGTAAATGAGCTTAATAAGAATATTCTTGCTAAGAAGATTTTAGAAAGTAAATTAGGTACTGGAACTAAAGAAGAAGATGATAGATATCTAAATACTCTTCAAGCAGTTGATAAAAATATTGAAACATTAAGAAAAGAGAGCAGTGCTAATAACACAATATCTTTAATAGCTAGAGGTTTGGTATCCGGTTTTAAAGAATCTTTTGTGTCTGGTATTAAGTCTTTTATTCGTGGTGAAGGTGATATCAAGTCTTTAGCTCATAGTCTTAGTGAGAAAATTTTTGATATGGCATTAGAAGGGTTTACTGACAGCCTCTTTGATAGCCTAAACTTTGAAGGTCTTTTTGAAGATGCTATGAGCGGTTTAAAAGAGTTTTTTGGTAAAACTACTGAAATAGATTTATCTGATACTATCTTTCAAACATCAGTAAGCTCTTTTGCTACTTCTGTTGGAATCTTCGCTGCAGCTGTTACAGCAAATGCTGCAGATACTGCAGGAGGTTTGCTTGAAAGTTTACCTGATAGCTTTAGTAAATCTTTTAGTGATCTTGATAAAAGTGATTTCTTTGGGACAACACTTGATAATGCAATTATAAACCCTTCTTCTGAAGACTCTTTTTGGGGTAACTCTTTAACAGGTGTATTAGATACTACTTTTAAAGACAAAAGTTCAGACCTTCCTTTTGGAAATGCTGGTAAAGATCTTTTAAGTTTTGAAAGTATATTGCAAACAGGCAATACTCCTTCACAAGCAGAAGAAAGCTTCTTTTCAAACCTTACAACAGGTTTTGGAGACTTCTTTGGTGAAGCATCAACAACAATTGCAGATCTTTTCGGAGAAAGCGGTTTTATAGGAAAAACTGTTAGTGATTTGTTTGGTTCTTTGTCTAGTGGTCTATCCAGCTTGTTTAATTTTGGTGGTTCTGGTAGTGGTGGTATTTTTAGTGGCCTGTCCAGCTTGTTTAGCTCTGGTAGTTCTAGTGGCGGTGGTATGTTTAGCGGCCTATCCAGCTTGTTTGGTTCTTTGTTTGGTGGTTCTGGCAGTAGTGGTGGTCTTTTTAGTGGTATAGGCGGGTTGTTTAGTTCTTTGTTTGGGGGTTCTGGTGGTGGAAGTGGCTTTTTAAGCTTATTTTCCAGTATATTGCCGATGTTAGGCTTTGCTGATGGTGGTTTTATAAGCGGAGCCGGAACAGCAAGATCAGACAGTATCCCTGCAATGTTATCAAACGGTGAGTTTGTAATGAATGCAGCAAGTACTAAAAGGTATTTACCATTGTTAAGCAGATTAAACGCTAAAGGGTTTGCAAACGGAGGTGTTGCAGGCTCTTCTACTGGTCCACGTGGTTACTTCTTAGGCGGTCTTATTTCAATGTTACCAGCTTTATTCGGTGGTGCAGGAGGCATGCTAGGTGGTGCAGGAGGCATGCTTGGTGGAATGGGTGGTATGCTTGGTGGAATGGGTGGTATGCTTGGCGGAATGGGCGGTATATTTGGTAGTTTATTACCAATGATTATGGGCTTGTTCCAAAAGAAAGCTGATGGTGGTTTAGTCAAAAAACCTAAGAAAATGTTTATTGGTGGCTTAATCTCTGCATTACCCGCAATAGCTTCTGGTGTTGGCGGTGCTGGTGCGGCTGCTGCTGGTGCTGGAGGACTGTTTGGAAGTTTAGCCGGTTTGTTTGGCGGTGGTATGGGCGGCTTATTTAGTGGACTAAATATGACATCTCTGCTTGGTGGAGGTGGAATGGGTGGTTTTATGAACATGTTTGGTAGCCTTATGGGTAGTGGTAGTGGTATGATGGGAGGCTTAGCTGGTATTTTTAAGATGCTGGGTCCTATTATGGCCATAATAAACATGTTCAAGAAAAAACCAGAGCCTAATGGATACGCTACTGGTGGTTTTGTTAGTGGTGCTGGTACAGCTACTTCTGATTCAATACCTGCTATGTTGTCAAATGGAGAGTTTGTTGTTAGAGCTGGTGTTACAAAAGCTTACAGACCTTTATTAGAAAAGATGAACAACGGTGGTTTAGTTGGTTTTGCAGAAGGTGGGCTTGTCACAGAAGCATTAACATCTACTCCTGATTTCAGTCGTTCTTCTGATCTTATCACTACAAGAGAAACAAACAACAATAGTAAACAACAAATAATAAACCTGAATGTTACAGGAGATATTTCTAGACAAACTAAAGCTGAAATAATGAGAATGATACCGCAAATCACAACAGGTGTTAACGCTAACAATAAAGAAAGAGGCAAGAAAGAATAATGTATGGTCTATATAGAAACGGTTCTGTAATAGCACAATTTGCAGCACCACTTACAGTAACAAGTAACGAACCTGTTTTCATTGGAGATGCACAAAGCTTGAAAAGAGCTGTTTTTAAAAGACCTGCACAAAGGTGGGAGATTACTACAAATCTCTCACCCCTCTCTACTACAGCAGATGAATTGTTTTCATGGATGGTAATGAGAGGTCATCACAGTATTGTGCAAGTTATTATGCCACAAAACACAGGAGTAGTTGCTAAACGTTCTTACACTTCAACTCCGTTTGATTTAAAAGGTTCAGCAGGTGTTACAGATTCTTCAATAACATTACTATTTAATAATCTTACAATACCACAAGGTACTTTTATAAGAACCGAGAGTCATACTAAAATATATATGGTTACCGAAACACTTTACCCTAATGAGCTGAGTTTAAAAATTTTTCCAAATATTCGTAAAGACTTTACAAACTCTGGTTTACAGATTGCTGATGACGTTATTGGAAATTTCTACTTTGATACAGATACGGTAATAGGTATGAGCTATACTGATGGTATATTAATGGATAATGGTACAATAAAACTAATAGAGGCTTTATGATAGAATTTAATGATGTTTTAAAAACATTACTAGAAGAACCTGCAATCGAATCTTTTTTATTATTTCGGATTTATGATAAAAACGAAAGCATTTTGTATACGTCAACAACGTTTTACAGTGATTTACAAATGACTGATTCTGGTTTATTAACAGACAAGCACAGCTATTCTTCTGATGGTAAAATACTAGCAATAGACCCTCCCGGATTAGATGGCAAGGTTGATAGAGAATTGTATAAAATAGTGCTTTCAGATCCTGACCGCGCTTTGATAAATTATGCAAAATCACACCACTTGATTGGTTTTACTATGGAGATTAGGTTTGGATTTGTAGATAACTCTGGTAAACCACTAAAAGAACTCTCAAACACTCTTATAGTTTATAGAGGATTGATTGAAGGTGTTTCAGCCCTAATAGATGCTAATGAGTTTGGTGAGGTTAAAGTAGAAGTTAAAGGTTCAAGTCCTGTAGCAAACCTTGACTTTAAGAACTGTGTTTATATGAATAAAGAAGAAAGAGCAAGAACACACCCCCACGATACGTGCTGTGAAGAAATATTTGCAAGTTCTGAATCTATTACAATAAGATGGGGTCGAGGTGTAAATGATGCATAGGAGAATTTATGTCTGTTGAACTAATAATTTATCCAATAATAGCTATTGCAGTCGTTGCTGTGCAAGTTTTAACAAAACCAAAAGCACCAAAACCGCCTGATTCAAAAATAAGAGGAGGTTTTGAAACTGTAACAGAAAATACTGCACACCCTCTACCTGTTGTTTATGGTAGAGCTAAAGTAGGTGGAAATCGTTTGTTCCATTCAACGTTTTCATTTTTCCATTATGTAGAGCCGTCAGCAGACACATGGTTTGTTGTTGGTTCAAACAGTCAAGCTGCTGGCTCTTATACGATATCTACCTATGATATTGACGGTTCAATCATAGAAGTCACAAGAAATTATGATGATGCTCCTGCTGAACAACTTACTAAAGACCAATCAGGCACAAAAAATGAATTTCTCTTATTTCAACAAACCTTTTGTGTTGGTCCTATAAATGCTGTAAGAGATGTCTGTTTTGATAATACAAGATATTTAGATGATCCTAGTTTATATGACTGGGGTGTCAAAGATACAGGTGAGTTGTTAAAAAAGATATCATCTGGTTTGAGAGTAGATTACCATTTAAATGGTGGTGTAGATTCTATTGCAGCAGCAAATGCGCCTCAGAGGGCAACAGCTTCTTTTGATGATATTGCTTATTTAACAGCTTGTGTTAGGTTGAATGAAAAGAATGTTCAGTTTAATGGTATGCCCGATGTTACTAGTTTTATTGAAGGTCGAAAAATAAGACCTATTACTTTTAACGGTTCTGATTATAGTGTAGCTGATACTAGGATTTATTCTGTAAATCCTGCTTTATGTTTGTTAGACTATCTTTTAGATAAAGATTCTGGCAGAGGAGTCCGTCTTGGTGAAATAGATTTAAAAAGTTTTTACGAAGCATCACTAATATGTGGTAAAGTTGTAATGGAGAATGCTGCTGTTTCTGGTAAAATCTGGAGACCTACTTCTCAAGAAATGCCACAGTACTGGACAAGACCTGTATATTTGTTTGAATGTAATATTATCATTGATACAGATAAACCTGTAAGAGAAAATATTGAATCTATTTTAGGTACAATGGCTGATGCTAGACTTGTTTGGTCAGCTGGTACTTATAAACTAAAAATTGTCTATCCTAATGATGATGGTTCTTTGCCTGAATGTCCTACAATAACCGATGACGACTTATCTTTAGGCCAAGAGTTTGAAATAAAGTTTCCTTCTGCATCTGATAAATATAACAGAGCTGTTGTTAAGTTTCACAACGAGTTTGAAAACTTTAAAGAAGATTTAGTTTCTTGGCCACCAAGAACTAACGACAGTGGTCTAAAAGGACTAGGTGGTATAAAACTACCACTGGCAAAAGGCGGTCTTGATGAAGAAGGTAAAAGATGGCAAAGAAATCAGTTCTTAAATCAGTATGGTATTTTTGACAGTGCTTCTACTTCAATGGCTTCTTCTGGTTATTTTATTGTTGAAAAAGAAAGAGCCGGTACTTATGAAGTTATTTTTGGTGTTTTAAATACTGGTCATTTTACAATTTATGAATCTTCTATAGATGACAACAATGTAATCACAGATACTGAGATCATGAAGTTGTCTATTATAACGGAAGATCAAGCAAAAAGTTTAACGACAGGTTCAATATATTTAGGAGACCCTAATAACGACAAGGCTTACAGAGTTTTGATGGAAGCTACTGGTCAACAAGATACTAAGTCTTTTGGAGCTAGAATTCACAATGACAGTTATACTATCTGGACAACTAGGTTTAACATTTATGATAGATATGTATCTTTTGATTACAACACTGAACTTTATGATCTGTTTTTAGAAGAAGATAATGATGTAAAGCTAGAATATGAAACGTTTGAAGAAGGTATGACAGATCCTTATCATGCATTAGCAAGAGCTGAAGAGATTGTAAGAACAAGTAGAGGTTCTTTTGTTGTTAAGTTCTCTTATATATTAAAAAGTGTTTATTTAGAACCAGGTGATCTTTTTCTTCTTGACAGTAAAACTCTCTTTCCTTTTGTGGAAGAACCTATTCATTTTAAAGTAGATTCTTCTAGAGTGAAAGAAGGAACAACTTGTGAAATAACTGCTACAAGATTTCACCCTAGTATGGTTGCTTGGTCTGATAAATATGACTTTGAAGGCTCTATTCCGCCAATATATGATAGTATTGTACCTGCACCAGAATGGGTAGTTTATTTACCGTCTACAAATGTTAACAACTCCTCAGGTACATTAGAGTGGGCTACTGTTAGTATTTCTGATTTATCACACTATAATGTATATTATTCATTAGCTTCTACTCCACCAGCTGAAGATGGTAGACCCGTGTTTTCACTTTTAGGTACAACAATTAACGTAAAATATGTGTTGCCTAAGCTTGAAGCTCCTAGTGCTTTTTTCGGTGTTCAAACCGTAACAACTTCTGGTAGAACATCTGATGTTACTTTTGTTGATCCTTTTAAAGCAACAACAATTCAGATATATTCATATAGGTTTTTAGGTCTAACTATCGCAGCGAACCCTACAAATCATATAATTTCATGGTCTAATTTTCAGTTAAGTGTAAACGATGGTCCTTATTTTTCAGTTGCAAATGGATCGACAGACCCTTGGACAGGTGATGTTTTATATGTCTATTTATTATATGCAAGACTGTCTTCTGGTGTCGAATATGCTGAAGTTTTCTGGACTACTGATTTTTATGTAGCTAGTTCAGGCCGTCTTTTAGCTGAGTATGATGGTGTAAACCTTATCATATATACTTCTGAACTAAAACCGCCTGTAAATCTCAGAATAGGTGGTACAGATGGTACTGTTTTTGAAAACAAAGATGCTAATATTGTTTGGGATAACAACCCTGAAAATTCTGCTATATTAAATACAATTTTCAAATATGGGATTCAAATCTTAGATTTAGATTATAATGTTGTTTATGAGACTACAGTAGAAAAGAACGAAACTTATGGTGGTAGTTATTCTTTTACTTTAGAGAAAAACATAACACATTTTGGGATTCCTACAAGGAAGTTTGTTGTTAGGGTTGCTGTTTTTGACACTTCAGGTTTTACATCAGAAGCTGTTCAAGCTACTTTTGAAAATACTGAACCTGTTATAACAAGTTTAAATGTTTTGCCTAGCTTCAACTCTGTAACAACTCGCTGTTCTATTGTTGATCATCCAGACTTAGTAGCCTATGTATTTAAACAATATGAGAGCGATTCTTCGGAAACGCCTCTTGTTGTTATAGAATCTGATGCTAATTATGCTGTATTCCCCGTAGAAGATACTTTAGAAAGGTATTATACAGTTGCAGCAAAAGACCCTTATGGTGAAGGTCCAGAATTTGCAGGTTTATTATCAGCTGCGTTAAAGAAAGACCCTGATCTATATACTTATGTAGGTTTAACTTTTTACCCTAATACACCAAATACAAACCAAGTCTCTTGGGATTCTTTTGATGTTTTAGTTAATGGTGATTTCTTAGAAACTGTAAGTGCTGGTGTTGCTTTGTTTGAGAATGAAAGGCTTTTCATTTTCTATATACCAAATAGTGGTATATTAGAAGCGAACCCTTCTATGGTATATGTAATTTCTGCTGGTGGAAGAATATTAGCTACTTACAATGGTGGTTCTGATTTATCACACGATGAAGGTAAAGCTTTTATTTCTGGTGATCAGTTGCTTGCTGGTACTGTTGGAGCAAACGCTTTAGTTACAAATACAGCAATTATTACTAATGCTGCTCAAATAGGTAATGTATTAGAGTCAGATAACTTTGTAGCAGATGGTACTAATTTTGCAGGTTGGAGAATTGATAAACAAGGTTTTGCTCAGTTTCAAGATATCTTAATAAGAGCTGCTGATGGTACTCCTTTGTTTGCATCTGGTACTGGTTTTGATTGGTATAAAATGTTTGGTTTAGGATTACCTGCCCCTAATGCTACTAATTCTAGGGTTTTTGTAGATGAAAATCCACCACAAAACGATGGGACGTTTACTGAAAATTATATTTGGTATGACTCTGCTAACAACAACCATCCTTATACTTGGAACGGTACAAGCTGGGTTAGTGTAAAAGATGCTGATATTGCTTTCTTAGAAGGTGTTGTAGATGGTAAAACTTATTCTTTTTATCAACCAACTATACCAGAGAACGCCTCTTTAGGAGATCTTTGGTTTGATACTGCAAATGGTAACAAAGTTTACTTTTTTGATGGTGAAACTTGGTCTGATGCGAGTGACTCTGAAATTGTCACTGCTCTTAACGCAGCAATAGAAGCCCAAGACACTGCTGACGGTAAAGTTGTTACGTATAGTGCATCTGTTTATCCGACTTCTTGTGAAGGTATTGGTGATTTGTTTTTTCACACAGAAGAGCAAATTTTATACAGGACAACAACAGCACCAACCCCAACTTGGTTAGCTGTAGGTAATCATTATACAAATACTAGTCAACTCTTTGATGATGCTGAATTAGGTTCAACAGCTCTTTGGAATTCAATAACCGGTGCTAACAAACCACAAGATAATGCTACAAAATCTAATGTTTATAGACAAGATAACGCCCCTTCTAGTTCGTTAGGCTTGACAACATCTGATCTATGGGTCGATACTAACGATCGTAATCATCTTTACAGTTGGAACGGTAGTTCTTGGGTAAGTTGTAAAGATACTAATATTGCTATTTTAGAAGGAGCTGTAGACGGTTTAACTACGACTTATTATCAACCAAATACACCATCAGGAGCTTCGTTAGGCGATATCTGGATTGATACTGATGCTGGTTATAAAATGTATGTTTACAACAATGGTTGGCAATCTGCACAAGACTCTAGTATTAGTGATGCTCTCTTAATTGCAGCAGGTGCGCAGGCAACAGCCGATAGTAAGATTAGGACATATTCTCAAAGCACAGCCCCTTCTACTGTAGAAGGTGTTGGTGATCTTTGGTTTAACACGAGCAATCTAAAGTTTTACCGTTCATCAACTGCACCAACAGCTTCTTGGTCAGAAGTGGCTAATAATTTTACAAACACCAATCAGCTGATTGACGGTGCTAGTTTAGGTCTCAAAGCTCTTTGGTCAAATGTTGCAGATAACAATGGATTAAGGCCTGAAGATGGAGCAGATGTTACAGCAAATCATCCACAGTCACCTGATTGGTTAACGAGCTTAGTTATCTGGTCAGGAAACAAACTTAGCAAAACAGTAGGAGCAGATGGCTTTATAGGGAATTTTATGAATTCCTTAGCTGTTGATACTTCTTATATCAACAACTTAGCTGTTACTAATGGTAAAATTGCTGATTTATCTGTTGATACTTTAAAAATAGCAAATCAGGCTGTTACTGTACCCAATGGTGCATTCACTAGTTCGGTGACAGCGATACCAAATACTAATGTTTGGACAGAAGTGGCAAGGTTAACATTAACTACTAGTAGTGCAGGAATACCTTATTTTGTTACTTTTGGTTTTAACCATGCTATCCAATATGGAGCAACTGATAGTTCCATGTCTGTAAAGGTTACTTATTCTAGCTTTGGAGGTTCAGGAACTCTGTATAATGAGTCATATTGGGCGTACGGTAATAGTTCAATGTATGATGCTGGCTCAAATGCAGGATCAGTTTATACAGCTACCGACCCAAACCTAGCAGTGACTGTGTATTTATATGTTAAACAATCCGGTATGCCGTTGTGTAACGTGGCCAATCGTTATATACAAGTAATAGGACTTAAAAAGTGAAATATGCAATTTATAACAAAGACACTGGCGTCATTGAAAGTATATATACAGGTACATCACCTGGTTTGCAAGGTGATTTTATTGAGTTAGGAAACAGTTCAACAGTAACTGATGATAAATTTTATGTAAAAGAAGGTGTTATTCTTGCAAAACCTGAAATGCAACTTTCTATTGATAAGTACACCTTATCAGCTGATACTGTTGATTTTATTACCGTTTCAAATGTTCCTGATAATTGTCTAATAACAACCAATAATACAGAACAATATACTGTTTCAGATGTTCTAGAGTTTTCAACAGATGTTATAGGACAGTTTAAATTAAGATTTGAGTGTTTTCCTTTCATAGGAGAAGAGGTTGTGTTTGATGCGTATTAATTTTTCCGATAAAACATTAGATGAAACAAAACAACAATACTATGAGAAAGTTAATGATAAAACATCAAAAGAGATATTAAAAATAGCTCCAATAACAAAACAAATAAACATGCTAGCTGCTGGTAAAAAACTACCGAACAGAATAAAAGAATTAGTTGACTACTCTAATGTAATCAACGAATCTATCTTATCAGCAGATTCTGTTAAAACAATTTACGATATATTTAAAGATTTTGAAAATACTATTGAAACATGACAGAAGTAGTTCAGTAATCTCTGAGTGTACTAAATTTAGTTTAGATTTTTACAACCAACATGTACCACCTGGTTTTGAATGTTCTTATGATTACTGTTTCAAAGAACTTCATAAAAATTCTTCTCAATTTTTCAGAACAATGCATAAAGAAGATGGTGAGCTTATTGGTTGGTTTTTGGCTGCAGAAGGTTGTTTATTTCCTTTTAGTCAAACAAAAGTATTAAATCTTAGGATTTATTATACAAGTTTGACAGGATATTCTGCAGTCAAAGCTTTAATATTTGTTCACAAACAACTAGAGATTTACGCTAAAACACATAATTTAAAATTTGTATCTACTAGTAGCTTTTTAAATACAAAAGAAGTATTTATTAGAATATTAGAAGACAGCTTAGACTACAAAAATTATGGTGGAATTTTAATAAAAGAGGTTTAATAATGGCAAGATCAAAGATTTTAGATATTACAAATGATCTTCAAGACGATAGTGGTTCTGTTCTTTGGTCTTTCATTCAAGGAGAGCAGAACGAGTTCCCAATAACTTTAAACTTTTTAGCAACAGCTTTTGGAGGATACACATACGAAGCGGTTGTTGTAGAGGGTTATAACATCTACGGCATAGATAGCATGCCAACAGATGTTATGCCAAATGGTGTAGAGGTTTCTTTAATAGTCAGAGTACCTGTTTATAAAGGAGATTGGTCAAGTATAACTGAATATTCTAGAGAAGATGTTGTATTATATAATAATGTCTATTATAAGCTCTTTAGCGGTGTAGATAGAGTTTCAGCAATAACACCTGATGTAGACCCTTTATGGGAAGAACATCAACCAAATGTTGTGTATGTTCAATTTCCTAAAGAATTGTCTACAGGACCGGTATGGTCTGTTCAACCTACACCCGTCTCACCGGTAAGAGGTTTTTTTGAGCTTAGAGTAACAGAACCTGATGGTGGTGTTTATACTCGGACTTGGAAGCCTCTAAGAGGTGTTGTAGAAATAAGATTTAGCCCTACAGCATTAGTACCTGATGTCTAGTATAAAGAAAACAATAACCATAACAGCTAACCCTATTATTGTTCAAGAACCAACAACAACACCGGTAACGGTAGATGTTACTGGTAAAGAATATGATATAATTGTTACAGGTTATGGGCGATTAAGCGATACCCGTATCGGCGGCTCTTTTGACAATATAATATACAAAAATATATTGGATTACATTTTACCTGTTGAGTTTTTTGATTCAGTTTCAGGTAGAGAATATTCAGATAGTGCTGCTGTAAATGAGCAATTTTTGGTGTTGTTTGGAAAAGAATTTCAAGACTTTTTACCGATATCTGAAATTCTTTCATTTAATATACAAAAGCCTTTAGAAGAAACACTAATACTATCTGAAAATATTAGCTTAACTGTTGATATATCAAAAACAGAAACATTATTGACATCAGAAAAGTTAACTTTCTTCAGCAATCCTGTTATAGACGAACAAGTTATAAGTCAAGAGGTATTATTTTTAAACACGACTAAAACTTTAGAAGATTCGTTTTCTTTAGAAGAGAGTGTTGAGTTTCTTTCGAACTTCTACAGAAACTTTAGTGAAAATGTTTCTGCTGCAGACTTACTCTCATATTCTTTGACGAAGAATATATTTGAAAATGTCTTATTAGTGGAAGATATTGATCTTCAGAAGTTTATTGAAACTGCCGATGATTTAGTAGATAATACATCAGTATCAGAAGATCTACACTTTGCTTTTGAAACTTCTTTGGAAGATTCTTTATCAATAGCAAACGATATTATTTATTTTGATGTTGAGTCTTATAAAGATGAGACTTTCGGTGTTTCAGAGAATCTTTTAGTTGAAACACACGACTACTCACTAGAAGACTATTTTGAAACAAAATTTGATTACGTTAATTCACAAATTATTTAATTTAAGAGGTTTATATGTTATTAGAAAATATTAAAGCTAGTGGTCACGTTACTATTGAGCTTTTTGATTTTGAAGGTACTTTAAAAGAAAGAATTGAACAAGAAAACCTTGTTGTAACTGTAGGAAAAAGCTTTATTACTTCCAGAATGAAAGATGCCACATCTGCTGTAATGACCAGTATGGCTGTAGGAAATGGAGGAGCAACAGCACCGGCTGTTTCTCAAACACAGTTGTCTGGTGAATTAGGTCGTGTAGCTTTAAGTAGTACTACTCAAGTAACAACTACTGTAACAAATGATACGCTTCAGTACCAAGCTAATTTTAATGCAGGAACAGGTAGTGGTGCATTAACAGAAGCAGGTCTTTTTAATTCAAACACCCCAGGAGCTGGTACAATGTTGTCAAGAGTTGTCTTTGCTGAAATCAACAAAGGAGCTAACGATTCTTTACAAATTACTTGGAAGCTTCAAATTACTTGATAAATAGGAGAGCTTTGAATGGCAACAATTATTACGAGAGCCGGAAAAGGCTCTCCTTTAACAAATACAGAGGTAGATGCTAACTTTGTCAACTTAAACGCTGATAAGTTAGAAACATCATTAAAGGGTGCTGTTAACGGCTTAGCTGAGCTTGATGAAGATGGTTATGTAGATATAGAACAAACACAACCAAGAGAAGTTGTATCGGTTTACAATAACACAGGTGTTACTTTATCAAAAGGCAGTGTTGTTTATATAACAGGTTCACATGGTAGTGAACTAACAATCGCCTTAGCTGATTCTTCTTCTGAAATAGCTAGCTCAAAAACAATGGGCTTGTTATTAGATAATGTCTCAAATTTTCAAGTAGGTAAAGTTGTTACTTTTGGTCTATTAAAAGGAATAGACACTTCTACTTACAATTTAGGTGATGCTTTATGGTTATCTAGTAGTCCTGGCCAATTAACAGCTGTAAAACCAGATTCACCAGAACATCTTGTATTTATAGGTTATGTCGTAAATAATGTTGTTAATGGTGTTATTTTTATAGCAATACAAAATGGTTTTGAATTAGAAGAATTACATAATGTTCTTATTTCAAGCTTAGCTGATAATGACTTTGTGTTATATGAAGCTGCTTCTGGTCTGTTTAAAAACAAAAGTACAAGTTCTGTTTTGTCTATACTAGGTCTAACAGATGCATTAACAGATGCTGACATTGGTGTTAATGTCCAAGCATATGATTCTACAATACTAAATGATTCCGATATTGGTGTTAATGTTCAAGCTTACAATGCTAATACAGCATTGACAACAGATATTACTTATGAGACACTAGACTCAGCAGGCGATGTAGGAACAGGTGTTGGACAATTAGCAATAGGTAACCACAACCATTCTGGTGTTTATGAACCAGCAGATGCTACTATTTTAAAAGATGCTGACATTGGAGTAAATGTTCAAGCTTACAATGCCAATACAGCACTAACAACAGATATTACTTATGAGACATTAAACTCAGCAGGAGATGTAGGAACAGGTGCTGGACAATTAGCAATAGGTAATCATGATCACTCTGGTATTTATGAACCAGCAGATGCTACTATTTTAAAAGATGCTGACATTGGTGTTACTGTTCAAGCATATGATTCTACAATATTGAATGATGCTGATATCGGTGTTAATGTACAAGCTTACAATGTCAATACAGCATTGACAACAGATATTACGTTTGAAACATTAAACACAAACGGTGATGTTGGTGTTAACGTTAATCAATTAGCTACTGGTAATCACACTCATGTTGGGGTGTATGAACCAGCAGATGCTACTATTCTAAAAGATGCTGATATTGGTGTTAATGTACAAGCGTATGATGCAGACTTAACAACATGGGCTGGAAAAACTGCACCAACAGGAACAGTAGTTGGAACTTCAGATACACAAACATTAACTAATAAAACTTTATCTAGTACAATCTTAAATGATGGTTATACAGAAGAAGTATTTGCCGTAACCGGAACTACTCCAGCATTATCTCCTACTAATGGTTCAATTCAAACATGGACTTTAACAGCATCTTCTACACCAACTGCTGGAACTTGGAATGATGGTCAATCTATTACATTAATGATAGATGATGGTACAGATTATACTATTACATGGACTTCTTTGTCTATTACATGGAAAACTGATGGTGGAACAGCACCAACATTAAACACTACTGGATATACCGTAATAGCATTATGGAAAGTGGGTTCTGTAATCTACGGAGCAAGAGTAGGAGATGCTTAAATGTTATTCAATAAATTATTAAGCGCATTAAGCAGCATTGCGGCATCTTATTCTGATATAACAATAGTGACAAGTGGGTCGGCTTTAGGTCGGTCAACTACAGGCATTACTTTTTCGCCCCCGTTGCAGCAAAACGATGTTGTGTTCTTGATTGTGGGTTCTAATGATACAGATTGGACTGTTCCAGCGGGATACATCCCTTTTGATAAAGGGATTTTAGACATCAACTATAAGTTCGATTGCTATTTTAAAGTCATGGGGGCAACGCCTGACACGGGAATAAACCTGTATGACGGAAACGATTCAAGCGGGTTTGTCTATTATGCCTTGCGCGGAGTTCAAACCGAATTGCCGCTAATTGAAACCGCCTCGTTTTGCTTATATAACGATCCGGCAGCACTCAACCCATTGCCTGTGTCCGTTATAAATAAATCACTGGTACTGGTCGGAGGATTTACAGGAAATGGCTCACAAGCGGAAATTGCAGCACCACCAACAGGATATTCTGGTTTTCTAACAATAGACGCACAGGGTAGTCAGGACACGTTTGTGGGTGCGGCTTACAAGCAAATCACGGAAAACGGAATAGAAGACGCAGACAGTTTTTCATTAAACAACTCAGCGAATGGCTATGGTTCTTTTGCGGCCTCGGTTAGACCGTACAGTGATCCGTTCATTCCACCACTTGCTCCTGAAGTTATTAGTCATTCGGTTGGAGTTTCAGCAAATACCGTTTCGCCTTTCACATTAACACTCCCCAAACCGAGCAATGTGCAACAGCATGACTTGTTATTAGCCTATACCATGTACGGAGATAGTAACGGCTATGCACCCCCTGATGAGTGGAACATCCTGCTACCCGCTAGGCAAGACATTGATAACCCATCCTTGCAAATTTTCTTTAAATTTGCAAACAACAATGAACCTTCTTCGTATGATTTTGTGTTTGCTAATTACAGTGGTTCTGGTGCAGCTAAAAACGAAGGGTGTGGGTCAATCATTTGTTGCCGTAGTGCTACGATAGATGCTTTAACGCCACCCATGACCAGCACCGGTTCTTTGGTTCCCAACCTAGATTTAGATGATTATTATCGATTGCTTTTATTGTCAGCATCAACAACATCAACCAGAATCTTTTCAAATAGTTTATTTAACGCTTTATACCAAAGCGACGGAGCTGTTGGCGTAAACGGAGGCGTTTTGCAGCGATACTGGCCGTCGCGTAAAACAGGGGAATTATCGGCACATATCAACTTGTCTGGTCTAAGACAAAACTGTTGCGCTTTAAAATACAGCACAGTGATACCACCGGATATTCTTCCTAAATATATTATAACAGGAGGCGTAAACTCAACAGCTAGTGCATCTTCTATAACATTAACAATCCCATCGGAAAAGCAACTAGGCGATTTATTGATTGCCGTTGTGTTTACACAATCAGGTTATCGGTCTTTTACCGAACCGGCGGGTTGGAATACAGCAACAACAATTTATACATCAGGGTCATTTTTAGTTGCTTACAGTATTGTTACGGCAGCAACAGGAAATAGCGTAGTATTTCCTATAAGCGCATCATCGATTTTGTCCGGGTGCATTGTTGTTTATCGAGATGCTGTTATTGACACACTCGGTACAGCGGTGAACGGAATATCAGCAAACAGCATTAATGTGACTCAAAACTATGGATTGGCTCTTTATCTGGCAGGCGTACAAGAAACTCTGGTTGATTCATCTACTGGATTAAACCAACGCCTACTTTACAACAACACTACTTATCCATCTCTGGCAGTCTATGAAAAAATTATGGATACTGCCGGAGCAACGGGGGTTTTAAAACCTGTTGAAACAACAGCAGGAGCGATAAATTGTACAAGTTTATCTTTAAAACCCCCAATTCCTCCTGTTTTTGTTGCAGCAATACATTCTTACGATATTTCCGACACATTAACAATTAATGTCCCATCGGGGACACAAGCAGGCGACTTGTTGGTCTTTATTGGTGGAATCGGTGGATCATCCGGAGGCTGGTTAAAACCGCTTGGATGGACAGAAGTGATCGATCAAGGTACTGACCCCAGTTTATCCTTTATGTATAAAGTGGCATCAAGTAGCGAACCGACCTCTTATACATTCACAACAAGCGGGGATAGTGTGATGGGTCTGATCGCAACTTTCAGAAATACGTTGTATAAAAACGTATCATCGGTAACTTCAGCAACGTCTAACTCAATATCGTCGCCAATTATAAACACAAATTACGGGGCGCTTTATGCAGTTGTAGCAGACGGGGACGGCTCAACTTTTAGCACACCTGTAGGTTTAACAAAGGTTGATGAAATTGGTGGTTTAACGGCTACGGTTGCTTTGTATTTTAAAGATAACGCCAGAGGCGACACGTCGATTGAAACATTTAGTTATGACGCTACCGCCACGTTAGCAAGCATTCAAATTGGATTAACCCCAGCATAGGTAAAAAAAATGTACGTTAAAGTAACTGAGCAGATTGTTGATAAATACCCTTATACCGTCAATGACCTGAGAAAAGATAATCCACAAACAAGTTTTCCAAAAACACCTACAGATTCTTTATTAGAATCTTATGATGTTTTTAAAGTAGTTTATTTACAAAAACCTGTTTATGATTTAGATACTCAAAAATTAGTTCAAGATAGACAACCTTCATTAATTGATGGTGTTTGGTCTATTGGATATGCTATAGTAAATTTAACACAAGAAGAAATTGATAATAATATTAAATTATTAACAAAAAAATATATGGATGCTGTACAAGAGCATTTAGATACAACAGCACAAGAAAGAAACTATGGTGGTATTCTTTCTTTGTGTACTTATGCAACATCACCTAATACTACATTTGCAACAGAAGGTCAAGCTGGTGTTGCATGGAGAGATGCTTGTTGGACATATGCTACTCAAGTTTTATCTGATGTTAATAATAATATTAGAACAATGCCCACTATTGAAGAATTAATCCAAGAATTACCAACAATTACTTGGTAATAGGAGACCGTATTATGGGAAACCTTTCTAAACATTTTGACGCAAAAGAATTTAAATGTAAATGTGGTAAATGTGATTCTACAGGAGTAGTGAATCCAGAGTTAATAGATGTGTTAGAAAATCTTCGTTCTGAAATACTTTGTCCAATACAAATAAATTCAGGACATCGCTGTATCAGACATAATAGAGCTGTAGGCGGTGTTCCCAATTCACAACACTTGCTAGGGAATGCTGCTGATATTGTTTCAAGAGACAAAACACCAGTAGAGTTGTACACCTTATTAGCTGTAATGTATCCTGATAGTTTGTGTTTAAGATTATATCCTTCATTTGTACATGTTGATGTACGTCCTGAAAAACTAAGATGGGTGTGGTATAGTGTTTGATGTAATAAGTGCTGTAAAAGCTGGCAGCGAACTTGCTAATGGTATTATAGAAAGAATATGGCCAAATCCAGAAGAAGCTGACAAGAGGAAATTAGAGGTTCTTAAAATAGAGCTAGAGTCTCACTTTAATATAATGTCTAAGCAATTAGAAATAAGTATTAAAGAAGCTGAGCATCCTTCACTATTTGTAGCAGGTGCTAGACCTTTTATTCTTTGGATTTGTGCTTTTGGTTTAGCTTATGCTTCAATTTTAGAACCATTAGCAAGGTTTATTGCTGTTGTGTTTTTTGAATACGAAGGGGATTTTCCTCAAATAGATACAGACTTGACTTTACAAATACTACTAGGTATGCTAGGTCTTGCAGGTATGAGGAGTCATGATAAACGATTTAAAGTTGAAAGAAATAAACTATGAAAGCAATGTTAGAACGGTTTTACAAGGAAGTAGGTATTGTTTTTTACATACTAGATAGTGATAAAACATCTATTAAAATAACATGCAACACAGATGAACTTAATGAGCTTTTCTATTCTTTATGTTCATCTGGTTATTTCAGAAGAGTTTGTCTATACGTTTCTGAAGCATATATTCACATAGATAATGAAGGAATTATTGAAGGTTCCTTTGTCTGTCTTGATGGTAAAAATTGGGAAAAGATATACAAAAAAGAGCATTACGAGTATAGTTCTAAATTTCTATAGCAAATTCTCCCAAAAATTTTTGGGCAATACCTTTGGATGGGTTTCCGGTTTTCGGGCCACCAGCGTAGCAGGATGCCAAAATTTTGGGAACTTCCAGTCAGGTTTCACCCGCCAAGTTGAGTCACAGCCACTCACAGGTCGATAAAAATCATATGCCCGTGAGTAGGCTTCTCTTGTCAGATAGTGGTGATTAGGGAATAACAAAAAATAGGAAAAAAAAAAAAAAAAAAAAAAAAAAAAAAAAAAAAAAAAAAAAAATAACCTACCATCCCGAAGGACAGTAGGTTATAGTTTAATTATTAATTAACAGGTCAATTAGAAAGTTTTGCATCTTTCTTGTATTATCAGAAAGCCTAAATGCAAGATGTAAATACTCTTCTAACAGAGTACCTTTCAATATCACATCACCCATCATAAAGGCTCTTGCTGCTATAAGTATTTCACC